GGTATTACTACAGATATAGGTGGACGTATGGAAACACGTATATATATGATAGGAAGCGCGCCAAATGATCCATGGTATCGGGAATCATTGGAGATTTCGCTTGTGTGGAGGTACAAAGCGTCCCAGATTTTTTGAAGTTTTCGGCCTATTGGAAAAACAGTCCAGATTTTTTGAAGCCTATTGGAAAAACAGTCCAGATTTTTTGAAGCCTATTGGAAAAGCGTCCCAGATTTTTTGAAGTCTATTGGAAAACACCCCAGATTTTTGATCACTTTTGATGTCGTAGCGCTACGACGGGGGTCATTTTTGATGCTTGAATGGTCGCGGCCAGTCACAAGTCCGGCACATTCGCACCTTGGTAAATGGGTTCCGCTTACCATCTAGAAAGCACCTCTTGGCGCACACTTGTAGACGCTCCAACGCTGAGTCACGTATCTGCCTGGCGTACTCTCTACTGAAGCCCATCAATTTACCTATGGACGACAGGTTTCCACCTGGTAAGCCATCGATCAACCCATAGTAGATGGCCATCAACATTCGCCACTTGCTTGGCAGGCTGAAGAGGTATTGGTAAGCCCCTCTCGAGTTCTCGTTCTTCTCTACTGTCTCGAATGTATTATCTATTGGTTCTAGCTCGTAGATGCACTCCATAGATACTGAGTATGGGACTTTTCGTTCTCGTAGATATTTTCTCCAGGACAATCCTTTATAGTAATGTGGCCAGTAGACGTCCCAATGGTATCTGGGTATGGATATGCAGGAGAAATACTCCGTTGGCAACCAGTGGTATAGGGCGCCTTTGATGTACTGGCAGGCATAGGTACTGAATTGGTAGCCCAGCGATGGGTTGAAGCGTTTAGCGGCTTCTACCAGGCCAAAATATCCAGCGCCCAGTTTATCGCTGGGTGGAATTATTTTGAAGTAGCGCCTGCATATATGGTTGACGAGGCCTATGTGATTATGGGGATTGATCATTTCATTCGTATCAGCTACTTGGGCGGCACGGGTGGTGTTCTCGACGCTTCTAGGGCTTCAAAGGCATCGTGCAGTCGGCCAAGCCTTGCGCACGCCTCGTCGGTCCAGCGGAATTCTGCCTTGCACTCCTCCAGGGACTCACCTTCCCACCCGTGGACGATGCCCCATACCCACGCCATAGCCCTTGTTCGGCTCCAGTCATCTACTGCGAATGCCAAGGTGCTTTTCAGGCTATCTATCGGGCACTCTGTCTCTAGCCGCTTCAGTGGTAATCTCTTTAACCCAATGAGCTCCGTCGCCGATGTAGGTTTGTCACGCGCTGAGACGTCATATCGGAATACCTGCTTGCCATGCTCTTCGGCGTAGGCGATCTCAGTCCGTGTACTATCGCCGATATAGCCACCTTCAGACACAACCCATATCTCATCAGCCAGGTCCATCTTGCGGCGATGCAGAACGTCAAGAGCGGTCTTTTGCTCATCGGTGATGGTGTCCCCGCTGTGTCCCCAGACACAGCACGAGAGTACAATGTATCCGCGCTCTAGCGTTAGCTTTTTTGCCAGGCGCCCGAAGGTCTCGCGAAATCGTGTGGAGCCGCATAGGCAGGCTATGGTGGGTCGCTCTTCTGCAATGTAATTCATTTTATTTTGTTAACCCTCTCCAGTATTCGCCACACTGGGCAGTCGCAAGGTTCCCGGTTGCCGTCGCGTCCTTCGCAATAAGTGCAGATTAGATTGATTGCATCTTTGAGTTGAGCCTTGTATATGAGATCCTGTTGTCCAGCTTTCTCCAGCTCTTCTTGTGCCCAGTCTTCCATGATCTGTAGGCAACCCTCGCCAAATTTGCCCATCTCCTTGGCTAGATCTATTAGCGCGTCCGGGTAGCTCTTCCCATAGCCAGTGCTATTTGTCTCTGAGTCGGTGGCGGAGAATTCATCCCCATCCTTTTTGATGGTGACTGTGCAAACTGTTTGATTCAAGAGATTGCGTATTGCATCGGCTGTTGTATCGTTGCCATCCTCATCGAGTTCTTTTGCCAGGTCGAGTAGGAGTTTATATTCAGTATTCATTTGAATTTATTCCTACTCAATTTTCCTCGTGTGGAGCTATCCACTGAATGACAGGCTTGCGATTGGGTATGTCTAGATCCCACACGAACCAGGCGTAGGCTGCTGTTCCAGTGTTCTTCGGCTTCTCTGTCCCTGCCGGGTACATGGTCACCCTGGATGAGAAGACGTAGACAGTTGAGAGGGGGCTCTCCTGAAAGAATTTGTAGCGCTTGGCACTCTCGAGAAAGGTCAGCCTCAAGAGGAGAGCTACCTTGTACTTGGCGATCTTCAGGGCATGTTTTGCGAAATCGAACGCCAGCCTGTAAGGAGGATTCGTGATGATGGTATGGGCGGGCTGGGTCACTTTCGGTGTCCACTTCAGGAAGTCGACACCCTTGCGCCCACAAATGCCCTTGTCTGTTCTGATATCAAAGGATATAATGCCGCGCTTGCGTTGGAAGTAGCTCCATAGTGTTCTTACGATAGCACCGTTCCCGGAAGCCGGTTCGACGATGTTACCGTAGAAGGTCTCACGAGTGAGTAGGGCGTAGGTAGCCCACGCAGGTGTCTCGTAGAAGTCACAGTCCGGGTTCTTCCTTCTTCTTACTATCTCGTGCCCCTTCAAATCTCACTCCCCTTCCAGTCATAGACTGTGAAGTAATATTGCTTGCATTTATGGCAGTAGCCGTTTTTAGTGAGGGTCTTTGCGCACACGGGGCATTTCTCTTTGATTGTTATTGGACCGAAGCGCCCCTCAACTATTTTGTGACCCATTGGTATTTTCTTAGCCATTTCGTTGGATCTCCACTTTGTATTTCCATTTCAGATTTATTACTCCATATTGGAGCCTGTTGTTCACGATGCAATCGCAACCATAGTAAGCCATTGCGACATCGCCGTTATCGGAATTTGATGGGATATGGGCCGATGGCACAACTGCTTGCCAGGTAACCCTAGATGCCTCTAATACGATATCGATGCCCCTACCATGCGTTTCGTAGCACTCCATAATCGAATAATGTATTTCGTATGTCCTTGGTGCTGGCGCCGGTACTCTCAAAGTGCCACCATATTGCAGGCACTTAATGCAGACATCCTTGGGTCCAAGCTCAGTTATTATTTCTTTGCCCCAGTCATCGCTGTCATAGCCGTCGCCGCAAACTGAGCATTTGTGATAACGTTCAGCCATGGTCTTTGCCAAACTCCTTTGCTACATTCATGCGTTCCCGATAATCTTCCTCGGTATTAATAGCCAGGAAGTGCTCACAGCGGCGTTCCAATAGACATTCTACCTTTACGCGATCGATACCTGGAACTACCGAAAAGGTATACATTATCCAGGATACCTCGTTGCATATCAGGCATCGGACTGGATAGTTATATCTTCTTGCTCTCACTTTTGTCCTCTGTCGTCGTAGCGCTACGACCTAGTTTCATTGGGTCGCCACCCCACAGGATTTCCTGGATTTCATCCATTCTGTTCTCTATGAAGTTGCACGCCGATATGTAACTCTCCGCTTTTTCTGGGGTGTCGTGATTTTTATAGAGATTGATCATATCGGTACAACTGCTGTATCTGCGCTTCAATTCTTTTATCTCAAGAAGAAGGGCTATGCGTTGAAGCTGTGTGGCTATATTTACCAGCCCCATGGCGTTCATGTCAGATATCATTTGATCTCCTTCTTGGCTCTTTCGTACTCGAGATTCCATATTTCGCGTTTGAGTAACGCTGCATCGGCTTTCGGTAGATAGCCCTTCTCCTCACATTTTGGGCATGGTATGTAGTTGCAATCCAAGAAATTACCGTCTTCGTCATAAACATCCTGGAGGATTTTCCCGGCGCTCTTGCAGATCGGGCATGTATCTCCTTGAGGGCGTTCTTGGCGCCGTGTTTTTCTCCGTGGTCATTGATGTCGAAGAAGTCGTCATCATAGGAGAAGCAGTTGTCGTAGGCATATTCGTTCATCCGTTCTACAAGTTCATCTAGGTCGATGACGGAGGTGACAACGTCCACTGGGTCGACAAACTTACAACGCCCGATCATAACTTCGCGCCAGCCGATGTCCGAGTCACCTTCGAGAGACTCAATCGCTGCCGCGATAGCCTCATCCTCTGTATCGTATGGGCCGCCTGCATTGTCGGAGTCCGCGTGCTCCATGTAGCTCCATTTGCGAAAATCCATATTCAATTTGATTTGTTCCGACACTCTGTACTCCAATGCGAATTCTGGTATTGGTATCTCGAAGAAACTCATTTTAGTTTTACTGTCACCTTTATGTCCTGAAAACGGCCCGCTACGTAACCTTCGGCCCAGGCAATTGCGTCGTTTACGGTGCCCTGTATCACGGCATCTATTCCGTTGATAATGACTGATTGCATGTTGTCATCAAACGTTCGGAGTTCGATATTAGCCATCCCAGGAATTACTGTGTAGTAATCCCCGTCGTTTTCTTTCCAATTAAGACTCTTTCTGTAGCTCATTGGCCGCCTCTACCATTTCCTGTTTGATGTATTCCTGTACCTGACCTTCAGATGTCAGAGTTGCCGCGATCATGCCCCACATCATGCCGACTAGGATAGGCATTGCTCCTGGGAATTGATACCCAATGATTGTTGTGATCGAGGCTATGGCTCCCCCGAATAGCCACTGCTTCATCTTCGTTCTCCTTAATCCTTAAATCTGATTAGTCGCGTAACTCCCTTTTTGATATTGCGCTCTTTCTTGTGCCTCTTGGCCGGGACAGCCAGAGAGATGCGGTATTGATGGCCTACTGTGGATGCCAGAAATGCGAGGCCACAGGCGTAGTCACTCGTGTCTACATGGCAAACAGCCATCGGACAGGGCGGAGCATCTTCCGTATCGGTAGAGAAGATCGGGCAGATTCTATCTGGATTTATGAAGCACCTGGCGTCGTCAAATTTCAGACTCATCTTGCTTTGCCCAATCGCCCTCTAGGTCGTCCCAAATGTAGATTTCTCCGCAGTCTGGACATACCCACTTGGTACCATCCTCCGGGATAAAACATTCCATCCCGATGTTGAACTCACAGCACTCGTGCATTGCCATCCTCCGACGCTACTTTGTGAACAGGGCTACCATGATGATTGTTTGTAGTATGATCACCATACCTACCCCGATCCTTAACTTCCCGAGATCCTTGTTTCTGGTCAGACCATGAGTTATGCCCTCTAGCGGTGCCCGTATCAAAAGGCGCCACACCAGAGCCCCAAGCTCTGAGCACGCGGCGCCGCACCAGTAGAGAGGATTCAACGTTCGGTTATAATGAACCGGATATTTTGCTTTCTCCTCCATCTTGTTCCTCCGTGTATACTATATGCCGAAACCTCCTTGATATTGATCTTTGTAGATAAAACACAACCACCCAGCGCACAACTCGCAACATCGTGTCGTGGCCACTATTTTGCCCTCGTGGGCTGGTACCCAGAAATCACTTTTGTAATTTTGACATCCGATATTCGAGCACGCCCATATCTGATTACGCTTCATGTTCTCGAAGCCTCTGACCCTGGCCAGGATACCCAGGCGACATTCTTTGCAGGCCCTAAAGCATTTTATGAACTTGCCCTTTCCATCTTTGATCTCAAGATGAACCGTCTTCTCTGGTTCATCTACCAGGTTGAACCATCTCCCGCAGCAATTGCACATTATCACGGCTACTCCTCTATATGTCCGTGATCCACTTGCCATTCATGGACCACGGCCTCTGCCCATTCTTTCAGGGCACTCAGATCGCCGCATGAAGAGCCAATCGTTTTTGCTATCACAACTTTGGTTGTCGTATTGTATATAATTGCTCTCTTCTTTCCCATGTGATCATAGCGGTATGCTAGCGTAAACTTACCTCTGTCGTACATGCAGATAGGGACGACCGTATCTGACAGTGGGTGCGAGGCTGGCTCTTTCTTACGACGTTCCCTGTATGCGCACAGGCTAAGTAGATCTCCCAAGTTTACTCCTAAAAAAATACTGCGCCTACCTGGGCAGACGCAGCACAGAGTGATGATTCCTAATCGTCATCGATAACGTTGGTGATTTCTGTTCCTGTGTCTTCGTCTTCTACGGCCAGCTCTTTTTCCATGCAATGGTCACACAGAAGCTCCGGCCCACCGGTCTTGTCGTAATTCGGATGTGGCGGGGATTTTTTGCTTTCTTTGACTACGTCGGGTATTACGTCCATGCCCTCGCGCTCGAAGGCTAGGATCGTCGCCAGGTCGTGTTCGGAAGCGAGCGCGTTGAGATTGCGCACCGTCCGGTTCAGAAGCTCGGACGCGGCGTAGCTCATATCGTCGAACTCGAGTATGTTCCCAGCGTAATCGCTGAGCGTTACGTCATATTTGCCTTTGACGTTTTCCATCTCGATCTTGACAGTCCCGAATACCAATTGCTCCATGTCTCCTCCTCATAGGACGTGATAGATTAGGATGTATTGTATGGCTCCCCCGACAAGAAGGATTGCCAGTGCGAACAGTATGAGATCCCATATTGATGGGTGCTCAGCCATTCGCTTAAAGAACTCCGTGTAATACTTTTTCAAGAGACGGGGCACCCCATCTTCTGCCAGAGATTTCGGATCGCGTCAAACTCGTTGACGCCCTTCGCCATTTCACCATCCAACTTTGCCTCGAACCATTTCATGCCGCGCCCCTTGACGCATTTTGTCGGCTCGCCCCCATACTCGTTGTCGAACCAACGAAGGGCTCGAATCATTTCGTCAATTCTTTCTTCCCAAGCTTTTTGTGCCATTTAGGGTCCTCCTGTTTCTTGTAACAAGGGCAGATGTTATCCGCTTCTTTTCTCAATCTCAATCGGTTTTTACTTGCTCCGCAGTAGCATCTCTTGTGGATGCAGTAGAAACACGACCAGCAGCTTGCATTTGACATTGCTGACCCCCGGTCGTAGCGCTACGCTTTCTAACATCCTCTCTCATCTATAACTTTCTGGGCCGTCTTCTCCAAGGTTTCCAGCGTACATATCACACTCATTGGATTGGCGGCTATAGATAGACACAGAAAGTCTTCTCCACTCATTTCCAGTGCGGTCTCTCGAGCCTCTTTGATGAGGCGTCGGAATTTCATCATATCACTTTCCATCGAATGGCCTGACTTTCATATCCCTTACTGTGATAGCAGGAAATTTGTCTAGAGCTTGTGTCGCTTTTAGCTCGGCTTCCGCTGCGTCATCGTCGTTCTCTGTTACCTGTATAAAGCGAATACTGGCTGTGACGACGTAGCACTTACACATGGACCTGTCCGTTCTGTTGTTTGAGGTACAAGTCGATCTGTGCTGACGCCCATCTTTCCATATGGCACCATTGCCATTCTTTAGGAATTGGGAGATTCGCTATGCACGCTTCGTTATGTATTACGTACATCCACTGTTCGGTGGTGTCTGACTGCCCTGGAAAGATACCGGATTTGTTGTATGGTTCTATTACGATCATTTGATAATGACCCTTCGATGCCTACCTTTTCTCCTCGGCCTCTTCTTGAACTTTGGTTTTTTCTTGGTTGGTAGTAGCGATCTTGCCAATTCCTCGAGCGTTTTACCATTCGGACCTTGCATTCCAAGCAATTCATGATCCATGATCTCAGCTACCACTGTGACCTCTGCCGAGTTTTTGGTCAATCTCTTTATCTTGAAATCGTGGACTCTTCTACGGATCAGCGGGTCATCGACCATGAAGGCTATGAACTGCAATATCTGAGGTTTGTAGTGCTTAAGCCATTTTTCCAGGAAAGGATCGGCGGGTTTCTTTTTGTGCTGTATAGAATAGGGGTTAGCAAAATTGGTAAAATACTCTTGCATGAGTTGCTTCTGAAATTCTATCAATTTGCCGTAGGTAATTTCCTCATCTTTTTCTGCCTTTGCAGAAGTGGGAAATAAATCCCATTGAAACTTGAAGGCTGAGTCGTGGGGCGGTTTTTCTTTCTCAGTTTTCGGTGGTTCAGTTTGTATATACCCATCGACTCTGTATAGTCGCTGCCCTATATGCAATGGCGTAGGAGTCTTGAAGATAGCAGTAACAGCAAACGTTGCCTCGCCTGCTATTAATGTTCGTATCTCTACCTTGTCACCTTCCATGGCGACGGTCTGCATGAAGATATCTTCTGACCCGTCACTACGCACTGTCAGAAACGCATACGGCTCTGGCTCGCCTGGTGTTTTTATGGGTTTAATCAATCAGATCACCTCTACTTATTATATGCCTTGATGATGATCTTTCTCTTCAGACCCGGTTTTGGTGGCTTCTTCCCGAATGGGGGGCTTCCCAGGTTTTTTGTCTCTGGCGCGGGGTAGTCAGTAGAGTCTATGTATTCTACCTCCCCACACAACTTTACCGTCATCTCAACACGTATCCCGGGGGATAAAAAGCCCCCGCAATCTTGATGTAGGACGATAGATTCTACATATGCTTGGCCATCTAGAATAGCTTGTGCTATGGATCTGCCGGGATTATCTGGATTATAGAAAGCGGTGCTTTTCTCTACGAGTGCGGTTTTATTGTCAACGTAACCGTCTCCGCATGCTGGCCCATAAATGTCCATATCGATTTTGATATCACTAAATGATGGTGAGAGTGCCATTGTGCTTCCTTTCAGAATTCGTCAGGACATTCTTCTTGTAATCGTTTCCAACTAAGATCCAGGTATTCTTTTTTTGCGTCGACTCCGATATAGCGCCTACCGAGTTGTAGCGCTACGACACCGGCTGTAGCTGCCCCAGAGAATGGGTCGAATACTACAGCGGGTTTGACTTTCTTGGTCTTACAGTTACAGCTCTTTTCCCAGCCAAGAGTTTTCCCAGGTACATAAGTATCATATAGAACCTGACCACCCTCTATCACATTTCCCTCTGTCTTATCTGCGGAGTGGTCGTGCCAGCTCTTACCGATGGTGCCACCCTTGGCCTTGCTCATCACACGAACCAGCGGTGCCCCACACTGTCTACAAACTCCCCGTTCGCTGGTTCCTGCCAATATGCATATTTTTGGAATTTCAACTGGGAAAGTGGCGAAGTGTGCGCCTGGGTATCCTTTGGCCTGGATGTTCCAGACGTCGCGTTTGTTGTGGCCGTTTGGATGGGTGAGGGCCTTGGATTTCTTCCGGTAGCCTTTGCCGTACCTGTCCGAGTCAGCCCCGGTATTCGTACCAAGCGCCTTCTCGTAATCATCCCAACTAGCCTCCTTGCCAGTTACTACTCTAATTGCTTCGCGATCGTAAAAGTAGCGCGGCTTCTTGGAGAATAAAAAAATAAACTCGTGAGACCTAACTGGCCTATCGAGTCCGCATTCGGGCATCGGGTTGCTGTTATGTGTTAAAACGCCACTTGACAATGAAAATAGGTGAGGTTTGTCTGCTATCTCTATATCCCAGAATTTTCTTGCGCTACTGTGACGTAGGCCGATTACTTCTGATCTGGATTTCGTGTTGTGGTGGGTATCATCAAGATATTCGGGCTCCTTTGGATTGCATGGTTCTGGCAATCTGCATGTTTCGATTATGTCACCTATTTTTATATCTGAAGCTTGAATTAATCCACGCTGGGTTGGCCATCTATGTTCTTGGCTACACCCTATTGTTTCCCCACTTCGTAGCTCTATTTCTAATGGTCGTTTCGGCCTTGGCATTTCTTCCAAATTAATTATGTTGGACCATTTGTTTCCATTCCATAATTGACATTTTTCTAGTGGTAAACGGGAAAGGTCTTTTATTGTCATTGGTGCTTCACCTTTTGGTGATTTTACGTAAAGACTAGTTCCCCCGGAAAGACACTTTGCCCATACTATTTCTGATCGGGAATACCAACCATCGTCCTGCATAGCTATTGCTATCCGGTGCGGAATGAACATGGCACACTTTGGCTTGTACCCTTTAGGCGCTCGTCTAACTCTGGCGTTGCCACCAGTTGATCCCGGCATATGGTGTCCATTGGTGAATACGCCGTGTTTGTTCCTACGATGTGAGTCTGTTCTACCTATGTAACCCTGCGAGTAGGTGTCGCCGATGTTGAGCCAGAGTGTTCCGTCGTTACGTAGGACTCTGTAGAGTTTCCTGAAAATAAGAACGACATGTCTGACAAACATCTGCGGGTCTGGTTCCATCCCAAGTTGCCCATACCAGCCATCCGGCCATTTACAGCCAGTCTCTTCGCCGTACTCTCTGAGCATCCAATAGGGAATAGAGGTAATGATGGTATGAACACTGTGAGATGGTAGGTGGTCTGCGATCTCGAGAATGTTGCCCCTGTAAAGACGGGCCTTTTTGCTCGTCTTGTAGAGACACCCATTGAGTCGTATTCGTCGTTTTGTTTTGGTGGTCATAGATAGATTTCGTCGTAGCGCTACGATGGGATTAACCATCTCTCCCGCGCCCATAGTATTATAATCTAAATGCAACATTAGGGCAAACCCTATTTCTCTTGCATGCTAACCAGAATTGATACGTTGCCTCTATCTAGTTTTATCTCGTAGATCTTCCAATTGCCGTGGATGTTTGGATCTGATAAATCAGGATAGAGGGTTGCCGGAAATACAGTTTGCCATCTTAGGGTAGACTCAGGCCCGTATATTGGCGGCACCTGTTTGACGACAACGATATAGCCCGTTGTTGCCGTCTGCGGTGGCTCAACCTTCTTCAACCAGAAGCCGCCGATTTTTGACATTGATGGGCTTACGTTACTTTGCGTGAGCGAGTAGACTCTTTGCGGCGCCGCAAAGTCTTCGCCGCTTCCACCGCAACCACAAAGAAAAAGCCCCACCAACAAGGTGAGGCAAGCGTATAACTGAAAGGTCGGCCAATGATGGCACTCATCAACCACCATGAATTCTAACTCCTATCGCCTTCGTTGTCAATTTCTGCTTTGCGAGTGAATTGCTCCCCACCCAGCGCTATTATGACTATTATCAGTGAATTGGCCAGGATTCCACCCCACCCAAAACGCTGATAGCAATATGCGAAGGAAGATATGAGTGCTAGAATTAGCCCGATCGGTAGAAGGATCGAGAACAAAGCATGCATCATTCCTCGTAGGTCTTTCTCGTCCCCCTCGAACGTCTCTTCATTCGTCATCTTCTTCTTTGCCACCCTTCGTCCTTTCCGCCGAAACTAGAGCGTTCAATTTTAATTGAGCGCCTCGGACCTCCTCGATGATCTGATCTTTCATCTTCAAAATGTTTTTCTTGAATGTGGCTATGGTCCTCAGTTCCTTTTCTCCGAGGTTGTCCAATAGCATATCCTCGTATATAGCTTCTATGACCTCTAGTACGGCACCGTAGTATTTCCCGCTGGAGACGTAATCCTCGTATCCGCCGTAAGTTTTTTCATTTCCATCTTTGTCGCGGCGGACTGTCTCTTTTTTCATCACGAATTTATCGTAGGTGATGTTCAATTTGTCGAGACGCATGACGCGATATTTTCCACCTAAAAGCTCAAGCATTATCTCCTCTTTCATCCTCGTTTCTACTATATGCCGATGTAGGGTTTTTATAAAGATCTTACACGCTGCGGCCCTGTAAATCGGGGGACAGTTGAGATATGGGCAATTTATACGGCACTCTTTCAAGACTTTTTCAAACCAATCTGAAAATTTCTTGTGAGCCAAATTATTCCTTTCGTCGTAGCGCTACGACTTCCTGGAGCAGCATACAGCTAACATACTATATGCCAGTGTCAAGCCCCTATTTGTTTACGACTTGACACTGCATGCTTTTCTACATTATTATTTAATAAGTGATAGGTGATACACATGATATTCCGGTAGGGGCACTGACGACAAAAGGCAAGTTTGCCTTCTTTGATCAGGTAAAATATACGCCCCACGTTGGACAGCAGCGGCTCCATAATTCGGAGGCGCGCTTTCGCGTTATATCGGCTGCCGCTCGTGCCGGTAAGACCACTGCCGCAGCGTATGAGGCAATTGCCTATGCTCATATGCCAAACAAGGTAATATGGTGTGTAGCTCCAACCTATGATTTAAGTGAAAAAGTCTTCCGCATCATCTGGAAAGTGATGGTGGAGGAGCGCGGATACGAAACGATCTCGAAATCTTATCGGGATCGTTTCATTCTTTTTAAGTGGGGTACAGAAGTACGTGGTCGTTCTTGCCAAAATCCAGAGTCGCTTCTCGGCGAGGGCGTCGACTTTATGGTGATTGACGAGGCCTCCAGACTTCAGGAAATAATCTGGGAAGAGTATTTGAATGAGCGGCTGATGGATAAGATCGGTCACGCTCTGATGATCTCCACTCCCCATGGTACCCACGGCATTTTCCCGAAGCTCCACAAACGCGGAAGAGATAAGAACTTCCCTCTGTGGTGGTCAGACCGCATGCCCCTTTATGAAAACCCCAAGATCAGAAAGTCTGAGATCGAACGCCTAAGACGTGAGTCATCGAAGGAAGCATTTGATCAGGAGGTTCTCGGTAAGTTCGTACCGTATGGGGGCCTTGTTTATAAAGAGTGGGATGAGGAAAAACACGTTAGCGAAAGGGCTGCGTTTCGTCCGGACGTTCCGATACTGTTGGCTATTGACTACGGAACTAGGAATCCAACCTCAGTTCATTTCTGTCAAAAAGTCGGCGAGCATCTGATGAACGTCTTTGCTGAATACTACGTTGCGGGTCTTGACACAGTGGATCACGCTACCGCTGTCCGCAAAGAACATATCCTCCCGTATCTGAAGGAATCGATCCACAAGACAATGCATTCCTATCACGATCCGGCTGGTGCGGACGAGTCCTCAATTTTCAAAAAGTTCAATCGCGAGCTTGTGATGATACCCGGTGTGAATGACATCGAACCTGGCATCAACACCGTGCGTCACTATCTCAAGTTCGACCCAGATAAAAACCGTCCTAGACTCCTCATTCATCCCAGTTGCACAAATCTCATTTGGGAGATGGCCCAGTATCATTATCCCAAGAGATCTGAGAGAAAGAGGACCACCGTAACGGAGCTTCCGGTGGACGTAGACAATCACGCGCTTGCAGGTATAAGGTATTTGTTGCATACTATTGATCCTGCGGGCTCCGTTGACATCGACATCTCTCAGATAGACAACGAATTCTCTGAAGAATACATAGGGGTTCAGGAGGCCGGACGTGGCTACTACGAGGAAATCTCTTCTCTCAAGGGCGCTTACTCTGCTGAAACAAGGCGCGAAGAAGCGGATATCGACGAAGACGATTGGTCCTTCTGAGAAAAAGGACATTGCCGCCAACATATTAGGTTCCTACGCCCAAGCCAAGGGCCTGATCACTAATCCAGACACTCTAGTAACCAAGCGCGGCCTGAGTATTTACGATGAGATGCTGACCGATGATCAGGTCTACGCCATCTCAACTACCAAGAAATTCTCTATCCTAGCCCCAGGATGGAGTATTCTTCCGGCGACAAAATCCAAGCGGGACATAGCCATTGCTGACTTCGTTAAGTGGAACTTGGTCAATCTCAAGGGCACGTTCAGAAATGTTATGTTCAATGTCCTAACTGCATTGGACTATGGGTTCTCGCTCACTGAAAAGGTATGGACCCTGGAGAAGGAAAACACCAAGTTCAGGGGGCTCATAACATACAAGTCATTGAAACCAAAATCGCCGGTGTTCATGGATTTTGTTATGGATGGCTACGGCGATGTTCTGGCGATTAAGCAATACATAACCTCCGAGAATTTTAAGGGGGAAGCATTCCCACCTGACAAATTCGTTCACTACGCCTACAACGGCAAGTTTATGAATCCGTATGGTGTGGCCGACCTTCGGGCAGCATATCTACCCTGGATCGAAAAGAAGCTCATCCGTAGGTTTTGGAGCATCTATCTCGAACGTTTCGGTAGCCCCCCAGTCGTAGCTACAATTCCACGCACGGCTACTCCGAAAGAGATCACGAAGATAAAAACCGTGATCAAGAATATTCAGACACGTACCGGAATTACTCTCCCTGAAGGTTTCGAGCTTACTCTTTTGGAAGCTATGCGATCCGGTCATGCTGGCTTTGAAGCTGCCATTGCAGAGAAGAACATGTCCATTACTCACTCCATATTGATGCCGGATCTACTCGGCTTCTCAATGGGTGAGCGACCGGGTTCATTTGCTCTCGGTAAGGCACACGTTGACATTTTCTTCTTGATCCTGGAAAAAGTGGCGCGGGATCTCGAGGATGACGTAATTGGTGAGCAGATAATCAAGCCGCTTGTAGATAAGAATTTCAGGGTAAGCGATTATCCCAGGATGAAGTTTGAGCCTATCAAGAAAGAGAACAGATCAATCCGAGCTAAGATCATAACGATCCTGGCTGACGCTGGAGTTCTCAGGGCAGATGAGCCATGGGTTAGAGACTGGATTGAGCTTCCGCAAGTTACTGGCCAGATCCCGTCTACCGAGCAAGAAGTCGACGACCCGCTTATGGAGAAGATCGACAAGATCCTCGACCTTCTGGCACAGGAAGCGCCCGAGCAATTGGGCAAACCTACGCAGAGGAAAATTGGAAAGAGGATTGATCGACCCGGCGATATTAGCGCTCTTCCGGGGCGGGGAACGGTAGAAGTCCAAAATCCGAGATTTGAGGAGGCAGCTAGGGCACTTGTCCAAGTCTTCTCTGAATTTTTCGGAACGGGAGGGCGATAGCAATGGCTGATGAAAAGACTATTGATACCAATACAAAGGACCTTAGCAAAATTAGCGACGAAGATCTGCGTGCTCTCCATGACAATCTCCAAGGGCTTCTCCTGAAAGGTCAGATAGGAGAAGAGGAGTTCGACATCCTACGTGAGCGCATTCTGGAAGAGATGGGGGTCAGGGGCATTCGGCCCGAGGAGGCTCCGTCTTTCTCGGTAAGGCCAAAGGACGTCTACTCCAGGCTGATGAAGAGCCTGATCTTTCTCAAGAGTGGTGCTGTCAGAGTAGAGGGTAAAGGTGAGGACCGCCAATGGCCCTTCAAGGTTTTCTTTGACAAGACCGGCTTCAACGAAGCATTCAAGCGTGCCGGGTTTTCCATCCAACAGCTTTTCAAAGGTAAGGCGGATGGGCTGATCTTCAGCTCTGAGGAAGCTAAAGAGGCCGAGGATGTCTATGACCTTTGGCTGGTCCCAAAGGGCAGACAGATCACTTTCAAGAAAGATGACCTGAATGGAAATGCCGAAGAGTTCGGCTACTTCTTTCAGCTACGCAAGGGAAGTGGCCAGTCCTGTTCGGCTGCTCGTTCTACCTCTCGTAAGGATGAGGTAAAGCCGGGTCGCTTTGTCCGCACGATGCCGACTACTCGGGCTGTTCAACCTGAGCTGCAACAAACCTGTGGAGATGTCGTCAAGGCCTTCGAGAATGAGAAATTCCCGGTATACCTTGTACCGAGACAGAGTGAGCTAGATGTCCAGATTCACAAATCCAAAGGAAAAACACAGATCTGGCTTAACAACGGTCTAGAACTCACAAAGCATCTATACGAGTTCGTTAAAGCTTTCAACGAGAAAGCTCCGAAGGATATCGTGATCCTAGCAAACATCAATGTATGCTCGGCCGATGGGGTGCTATCGACACCGGAGGCCATCGATGCTCTCTATTCCAAAAAGGGCCATAGCCCATTGACCTTCTTTGAGGCATACGACTGCCTCTATTTTGGTCAGGACATTCATATGCTGCCCTGGACGGATCGTTTCGACATAGTAGAAAAACTTGTCGGAGGCCCTCTCAAGGATCTAGCGACCTTCGGCTTCTCCGGTTTCTCGATTATCAATAGCGCTGGTCATATGATACCGTCGCTGAACAGAATGAAGAAAAGCAAATGCGCCACTAGCGCCTTTGTTTATACCAATGACCCCTATAGCCTGAACGGGTCCTCCCTGGATCGTACAGTGCTCTACGAGAAGACCTTTGAGTTCAACGCTGTCGTTCTAGAAGTCTATGAAACTCATATCCCAGGCGTCTACAACTTTTCCATTGGTGCGGACCCAGGAAATCTGAACTTTTCTGACTCTGAGTACGTATCTATAAATGGAAAGAAAATGATCAAACTGGGAACCACGATATCAACAACTAGATGGTCTTACCCTGGCGACATAGTGAAGATTGCCGCCAAGGGCTTGATGCACGCCTACGATGAAGAGGACGACCTGAATGCCATCCGCATCTTTAGGGCACGAGTTGTTGACCGTGTGAACACGGTAGGTTTCCCGAATGGGATTGGCTGCATGGTGGAGCGTGCCGAAGATAGAGCACTCTATTATCACAGGATGCTTGATATCGACGGAGAGACGCGCTACTATAATGCTATGATCGATCGGAGCCCTCTCAAAGTCTTCAAATGGGAGAGCATGCCGAATGAGATCAGATACAGGGTAAGGGAGCCGGGCATCTTTCAGCCGAATGGTATGGGTGGCTCGACTTTCAAGACTACAACGATCAAAGAGGAGAAACCTCAAGTGCGAGCAATCATCGGGAAGCTGAAAGGAAAGACCTCGACAACCATTCAGTCTTTGCGCTTCCCGAAGAAGGACGGGTGGACGCTCGCAAAGGCCCAGAGCTGGGCAAGTGGCAGGAAGTTTCAAGAGATGGGCAACCGTCTTGGAGAAAATGTCAAGGGACTTGTGGACACTGCGGAGGGCAGTTCGTCGTAGCGCTACGACGCAGTGATTTTCTCCAAGGAAGACGGTCGCGTATGATTTCGCTCCCGCTATCCTTCAGTCCCAAGATGAACGTAAGGAGTTCATATGAATGGCGAGACGAAGGAAGCGAAAGGCCACGCCCATACCTGGGAAGCCGCGTTGATCGATCAGGAAATCTACGGTAAGACCAACAACCTCGAAGGTCATAGCCATCAGATTTCTTTGCCGACAGAGCACTGCTTTGCCGAAGGATCTACCCTCAAAACCTCTGTTGTGGATGGGCATTCCCATGAGGTTGACATTCCGAGGGATCTTCTAGAGCGCCTTCGCCCGGATCGTCCGCCGAGGAGGGAGCGACCGAACAGGCTCCCCATTGAAATGAAGAAGGATGAGGACGAGAAGACCTGCAACTCTGCCAGTCTGAAGGACGATGAAGAGGATGACGTCTACGGTCCCGATGGAGCGTCCGATGACGATGACGTCAAGACCGCGAAAAAGGCTGTCGATGAGGATGGTCTCCCTGTTATTCCGAAAAAGAGGAACCGGGATTTCCAAGGTGGGTTCACCAAGGACAAGTGGGATGGCTCGAAGGGTCGTTTCAGCCTTGAGCAGTTGCAGAGAGCCGTTCCTGCTTCGATGCGGGCGTGGGGCAAAGCCCAGGGCGACGGCACATCCAAGAGCAACTACAAGCTTCCCTACAAAGAGCCCAGTGGCACGATCAACGTGAATGGGGTCCGCAATGCTCTGGCGAGAGCCAAGTCTGTGAAAGGACCCCCAACCGCAGCAATCAACAGTGCGATCGGCGAGCTACAGCGTGTGCTGGTCCGCGCCAAGAAGGCCGGGTTTTCGGCCAAGGAGGAATACCAGATGGTAGTGAAAGTCCTGGAGACCTTCGAGGATGGCAATCCGAAGATCGAGCAGCTTGAGGGCGATCGTGTCCTCATTCGTGATCAGAAAATCTTCAAGGTCGGTCTCTGGAATGACGTGGATATCACCGAAGAAGATATCATCTCGATGGCCAACAACTACGTGATGCTTCAGGTTTCTTTCGAGCCACCGATCAAGATCGGTCACGATGTAGCCGAACACAAGAAGCTGATGAGCGAATGCTCGGCAGGATGGGTTACGAACGTCCGGGCAGAGCTACCCTGGCTCAAGGGAGATTTCGACGTCCCGATGGACGTCTACAAGGATTACCTGAGAACGAAGAAGCTCAGGTTCAAGTCAATAGAAATGCACCCAAATTTCGTGAGAGACGGAAAGGAGTACGGCCCGGTACTGACG